CTGTTCATCTTCTTGAACTTACTCAAACGAGTACGTCCCATGTTGAACATCATGTTAACCAAGATCTGCTGTACTTCGTCTGGAAATGCTTCAAATGTCCCTGTTTCGTATAGAGCACAACATTCAAGGATTGAGGTTTGGAGATCTTTTTCGAACACTTCCCAAACTCTATCTTCCGTAACTTCGAATCCAACTTCTTCCCCATACTCTGGGTCTGAAGAGATAACCAAGTGCCCAACCCCAAAGGTTGGTAAACCGAGGTGATCGTGGTACACTTCATACTTGACTCCTTCGTCAATTTTTAATTGTTCAAATACTGCTTCTTTATTCATATAATGTTTCTCCTTACTAATTCATTATTTATCTTTTGACGTTTCTTAGGTGCTAAGTGTGCACCTTCAAGTGCTTTCTGCAACTCTTCAGTCGGGGTTGATTGCATATAATAATGCTGTACTGTCTTCTTATTCGAACCCTTTGCTCGAATTGTCTGACTCTCTTTAAATTTAACTGGCATGTTTTTCTCCTATCATGTCTTTGGTCATTATGTAATCACGAACAAAGTCGGATCGAACAATATCTGCCCAAGTGAATTCCACTGTGGTGAAGTTCTTCATCAGTTCGAGAATGCCCATGAATTTCATGATACCTCGTTTGTCTCCTTCTTTGACAAAGTCTGATTGATAATAATCTCCACAGAATATTATTTTACAGTTATGACCTACTCGTGTAATTATCGAGTCCAACTCGTGAAATGTCAAGTTCTGCATCTCATCTACAATAACCACAGCATCGTTGATAGTAGTACCACGAATGTGACTTGTAGATATAAATTGTATCTGACCGTTCTCACTTAGTTTAGAGTATGCTTCTTTATCTTCGAACAACTCTGTACATATAGAGACGTATGGTGCAGTGTATGCTTCCAACTTCTCTTCAAGTGAGCCTGGCAGAAATCCTATCTCCCTTGTAGGTACAATAGACCTACAGATAACAACTGATTCCATGTTGTTACTTTTATCAAGTACTTCTTCCAGTGCGAGATAGAGTGCACTGAATGTTTTACCTGTACCTGCGGATCCAGATAACACTAAGTGTGATCCAGATTTGTATGCTTCGAATACTATCTCTTGACCTTGAGTCATAGGATCAACGGTCACGAGATGTCCCGCATCTAATTTGCGAGGTTTTACTGGGTTTACTTTACGCATAGATTAAGTCTTAATAGTGTTGTTTTTGCCAGCGCCTGCTTTGATTCGTTTCAGATGGTCATTCCAATCTGATCCTGCAATCTGTCGTGCACTCTTGTGTCCCGAAGTTAATGCAGGTGCAACAGTATACACCCGTTTCATATTCGGATTGTCGTTTAGGTACTGATCGTACTCTGAGATTTTAAGCATCACATCGTGCACTTCATTGGTCTCATTATCTTTAAATTCATATATAGGCATAATTTATTTTCCGTTCCATACGACATCCCTCCGAAGAGGGATGAAGAGATATGGTCACCTTCCTTATTGAGTCATTTGTTGTTCAACAATGGTTTGATTTAAGTAGACCTGCTTCTTTGCTAATTTATAAGCAAGGTCTGCTTTACCTTTCTTTTTCATTCGCCGGATATAGAAATCTAATTCTTTACTATCCTGCTTCAACCGTTCCAATTGTTTTTCTGACATCAACACCTCTCTTTGTTAGTGGGTTTATTTAAGGGTTAAGGATCATATAGTTTTACTTCACTATTAGGGTGGGGAAAATCTCCTCTGTTAGTTTTTTGGTTAAGAATTTCACTGGTGGTTCTTTATTCACCATGGACAAAACAATGACCGCATCTTGGGGATGAATACTCTCCAACATACGAATGAATATGTTTTCACGTTTATACTGTGGGACATCCGCACCACCTTTCACAAAGTACCCGAATTCTTTATGCTTCTTCAGCAGTGAACTTGGGGTGGACTCTGGAATGTTTGGTTGGTACGGGGGTTTTCCTTTGGGTAAAAGAAATTCAAGAGAGTCATCGAACGTGCCTCTCAAGATGTCTTTAAGTGCGGGTACGTTTTGGTATTTAAGCAATACCTCTTTCCTACCTGCTTTGTTCTTCTGTTTTTCGAACTCTTCTAAAATCTCGAAGACCTCTGGTTGCTTGGGTTCATAGTTCATAATTTATTAATCCTTCTACTCTATTATATAGGGTTATTAAGTTCTTGATACGAGTACTTATATCAAAAATAATGTAAAAAAATCCCCTCCGAAGAGGGGAAATATTGGGGGATATCACTTAGGAATCATCACCAATTTTCGGTTTCTCCCCCGAACTTTAAGCAGCGGCAAACAATTCAGTTGCCTTCTGCTTGTAATTCTCGACCACAGCACTGAAGTCTTTTGACTTACCAGTACAAACGTAAGGTTTGCTGTAAGAACCAATGTTGATGTCAACGTAGTGACTTCTGTGGAAGTAATCAGTCATTGGATCATCTTCACAATAGAAGTCTTCTCCTTCCATTGCAGACTTGAGTTCTTCAAGGAACTTAACAACAGTCGGGTTAGAACCGTAGTTGTCTTCGATCCAGTAGGTGTTAACGTCAACGTACTGATCTTGCAATCTATTAGCAAGTGACTGACAATCATAAGGATTGTACTGTGTGTCGTAGTGTCTGCTATTCACCATGCCTTCATTCTTCGCACCGATGATATCAAGATCACCCTCTTTAATCTTACAGACTAAACTTGAATGATGTCTGATTGCTAAAGTACCTTTCATGCCGTACTTCTTGAGTACTGCCTTGATCTGTGGTGCTAACTTCTTTTTGTCTTCTTGTGATACATATGCCATAATTTAATTCTCTCTCAATTTGTTGCGGGGTCATTCCCAATCAACGTACCTATTATCTCATAGGTAGATGCATTTGTCAAGCGTTTTCTTGAAATAAATGCAAGTTTTTTTAGAAATAAGGGTTCTCCAGTTCAATCTTACTGCTACCCAGAGTACCGAATGGTTGCTCTGCAATAGACTCAATTGCACACTGGTTGTCATATTTCTCTCTCTGAGAGTGGCACAGTGCTATTGCCTTTCTCTCTGCGTCCCTTGGACTGTCTGCGTACACATAGTACGATACTGTTGCTACATATCTATTTTCTTTCATTATTTCACCCATATGTGGTTATACTTGCTTGGTAGGTTGTCACATGACCAATCAGTATCCCCGTAGTTAATTACCTCTACACACTCCTTGGTAGAGTTCGATACCATTACGTCTGGCATATCTAAAATTGTTCCCATTGCTTGGTATCCGAGAATGGCAATCAAAACTCCAATTACACCCAATAATACATTATTTAATTTCATGTGGTCTTACTCCAAAAATCTTAGTTAGTTCTTGCATCTCTTTCTCAGTAGGTTTGAAATGCGGGTTAAGGAAGTACTCCATAAGAAGACTTCCTTTTTTGTATCCCTTTGCCATTATCATTATCCTTCCACCCTATCGTGAATGGCAACAGCACCGTAGAACGTTCCACCAAGTAGTTTGTCACAAAGTCTTGAGAACCTTGAGTCACTTGTTCCTGCGTAGTTCCCACCGAACATTGTCCACTTGCCTATCTTAGACTGTGGAATCAACCTCAGTATCTTTCTACCACCGATTGGTTCTGCCATCACTAACTCTGCGGCGGGGTACTCCTCGCACGGTTCGAACGGCCCTTCACAGTTCATCACTGTGAAACCTTTTGCATAACTTGACTCACCACCTGCGGTGCAGTCCATGTTATCGAAGAACGGATCACCGTACGGTGCCTGTCTATATGTACTTACATGAATTCCCATAATATAACTCCTGCCTACTGGCAATCAAATGCGACTACAAAGTAGTCTGTTAACTCGTTGGCAACCGCAAACTCTTCTGCTTCTGCCTTCGTCTCAAAAATCTCTTCTCTCAATTCTCCACTCTCTTGAATGTAGAACACCAAATCTTGTACCATCTTTTCCTCCATTAAAAACATATTATAACTTGTTTTGATAACAATGTCAAGCGTTTTCTCAAACTAATTTGCATAATTTTATGAAACACGCATCCATCTCCTGTGTCCAGACCTCGAACGGAGATCTCCTCACAGTGTTTGACATTCCTCCTACCTTGTCCACAACATGGGCAAGGAAGTACGGATCTCCACTTCTCACTACTAATTCATCATCTGAATACAGTTCCAACTCCATATGGTTGGCAGTAACATAAGTAATCATTCTGGAAACCTCACTGGTCGATAGTTAGTTAGATCCCAGAAGTGGTCTGGGAGAATAGAAAACGTTCCTAATGGAGCAATGAAACTTACTCCGTCTTTAAAAGAAACATACGTTAGATCATTATTCATTATTCTCTCTCTCTTCTCATTCTCAATACAAGTATTATAGCACTATATGGTTACGGTGTCAAGCGTTTTCTTTACTTATTTTCACTCATATGGAGAAATTCTGTACACTTAGAACACTTGCCACATGCTCGTTTTGATGAATGTACACAAGAATGTACATATTTCTGAAGGTGTTTGGGGATAGAGTCCCACTGCTCTTTCTTAGTCATATGACCAAGAGGTGCGGACATCTTAGTTGGGATATTGATTAGGTTCAATACACGTTCTATTGATCTTTGATGTTCTTCGGCATAGGGCATCTGCTTATCATTTGATGCATTAAACCCAAAATAGATCTTATGAATGTGGGGGTTATTTACATTCACCATCTGCATGATGTTACACCATGTAAAAAAGAATGGGGGATGTATACCAAGATCAAAGTAATGATCTAATAGTTTTTGTTTATCGGTTAGGGGGTGTTCGTTGACATATTCTATGTATCTCAAATCAACATCAAGATTGGACGCAATAAGATCAGCACATTCGGATTGCTGTTTCCAACCCAGTCCAACTTCTACATGTATTACTAATGGGTTCATACCCTGCTTCACAACATGACATAACAATGCAGTGGACTCTACTCCACCAGAGAATGCAACTATGCAGTCGTGGTTCACGGAAATATTGCTCGTTCCCATTTCTTCTTGGGTAGATGTTTTGAGTGGATCTTACAACCTATGAATTCGTTGTAGTAATCTTCACGTAACAGAACGTCACGTAGGAACTGTTCCTTTGCTTCAAGGTAGGAACATTCACCTTTTGTTTCACACAAGTGTAGGATCTCTCGGTAGTATGCTTCACCACCTTTATGTTCTACAAGTATCTTCAGAGTCTCTGAGGATCCGTAGTAGTCCTTCCAGTCACTTTCCTTAACTACTGTGCGTTTCCTTGACTTACCTTTCAATGGTGGGAGTCTGCGTTTGCTCCAGAAGAATTTCTTACCGATATACTTCTTACCAGTATCACGCTCTGTAATAAGATAGACGAACCCGACATACTTGCCGAGTTCGTCTTCTGTTGGTTCGAATATTAAGTTGTTTTTATGCCAAGTCATACCTGTATATAGGTATTACTCAACTCCTTCAATAAACTCTGGTACTGCATCTTCTCCGCACATAGGGCAGTGCTGTGGATGATCATTGTCATACAATACTTCTACGACAGTTGTTATGTCACATATACCACATTCTATCTCGTATTTACCACTCACGCCGCACATCCTTGTCCATCAAGACCACATGTTTCTGGTTGAGGGCCGACTTCTTCCCATCCCCATTCACCTTCCATTCCATTCACGGAATACTCAGTGACACGTTTCTCAAAGAAGTTATCATGTGACGCACCATTCAGTACCCAGTCCAACCACGGTAGTGGATTGTCCTTTACACCAAACTTAGGTTTCATACCCAGTTGTAATAGTCTACGGTCTGCAATGTGTCGGATGTATTGCTTAACATCTTCTTCAGTTAGACCTTCGATAGTACCAGACTTATATGCAAGAGTAATGAACCTGTCTTCTAACTTAACAGCATTCTTTGCCATCTCATAGATCTTAGACTTGAGTTCGTCATTAACAATACGTGGATGCTCTTCACAGAACTCACGGAATAGTTTCGCATTACCTTGTACGTGCATAGTCTCATCACGGATAGACCATTCTACGATTGTTCCCATACCTTTCATCTTACCGAAACGTTGGAAGTTCAACAACATCACGAACGATGCGAACAGAGACATACCCTCATTGAATACAGACTGTGCAAGTATTAATGCAAGTCCAGTATGGGTATTAATGTTACCCTCTTTCATGAAGTCAATCTTGTCTGCCATCTCTTTGTATTCCATGAACGCAGAATGTTCTTCATCTGGTAATCCCAGAGTATCATTCAATAGTGCGTATGCACGTTGGTGTACTCCTTCACGATTAGCAAATGATGATAGCATGTTACGGATCTCGTTGTTCTTAAACTTCGGGATCAATAACTCGTGGTAGTTCTCCCCTACCTGTACGTCTGACTGTGTAAACAATCTCAGTACTTGAGTAACAAATTCTTTTTCTTCGTCTGATAATTTAGTTCTCCAGTCTTGGATATCTTCCGAGAGTTCTGCCTCGTCTTCTACCCAGTGGATCTCTTCATGCTTCTTTACCAATTCCACTGCCCAAGGGTAGAGGAAAGGTTTATATGTTTTACTAAAATCTAATAGTGCCATCGTTTTTCCTTTTTAATATTTGTTCTATTTCTGGTAAGATCTTATCTAAGATCCTTCCAACACCCTCTTTTGTGGGATGTTCACATTTGGTGAGTGCTGTACGAATATTATCATGTTTGATTCTGTTAATATGTGTCAGTTCTCTTTTCTGTCGAAGGTTAATGTGTTCTTTTTTATACTTCGGGTTTTTATATAAACCGAGAATTATATCAAGAAGAGTATGATGTAGTTGATCTCCACCTATAAAATCACTCTTAGATTTTCCATGGAATAAATTCATCTCACCGCTCATCCAAAAATTATCAATTGAGTTTGTAAACAAATAGGGGATATCGTTTTCCTTTAACGCCCCCCTAACAGCATGTACACATTGCTCCATTAACATTCGGTTAAAACCATGATCATTAAGATCTCTCCACACAGGTTCAATAGTCTTCCATTTTTTTGTCGTCATATGTGTTATGAAGTGCGGATCGTCATAATGGCATACAGGATCACCAGTCTGATCTTCTCTACGTACCATAGGCATACGCCACTTTTCAGACCAAACAATTAACATTGCTACGTTGGTACAGTCATGTTTCTGTATATATCTAATTACATTATTAGCAATTTTTTGATTAGAGGCACCTTCTTCTCCTCTTGTATCTACATCCACACCCAAACGTTCTGATATCTGTTTGCCTAAATTATCCTCAATATGTTTCGCCACCCCGTCTTCTTTTGTAAACCCATTAGTCCAACTGTCCCCAAACAACACCAACTTTCGCATCAATCATCCTTCGCACGCTCTGCATTCTTCTGAGTCATCTTCGAATGGTTTTTCGAGATGCTCCATTAAGTCTTCGTATCCACCAATATACTTACCACCAATGTATATTTGAGGGACTGTTTTTACTTTCCTTCCTGTCACTTCCGCCGCAGTTTTACCAATGTCTGCAAGGTCTATCTTATCGTATGGTATTCCTCTCAACTTCAGTTCTTCCATTGCCATGGAACAGAACGGGCAATTCTTTTTGGAGTACACGATGCTTCGTGTATCTTCTTGAAGTGCGACACGTTCTACTTTTTCTGAGACATTTTCCGCACGAGACTTTGCTTCGGTGCGTAGATAATACAATCCTTTGAGTCCATCCTTCCATGCTTTGAGATGCACCTTATTTACATAAGACTTGTCTGCACCTGCGGGGAAAAATATATTTACACTCTGTCCTTGACAGATAAAAGGTTGTCGATCTCCTGCGTGTTGTACCACCCAGTTCTGATCTAATTCCTGTGCTGTTTTATATATACTTTTTTCACCTTCTGTAAGGAACGGAAGGTGCTGAACACTACCTTTATTTGTAATAATTGATGACCAGTTGGACTCATTACTCTGACCCTTTGATTCAAGTAGTCTTGTTAGATACTTGTTCTTAACCAAGAAGGATCCTGCACGTGTACGATGTGTATATGCATTTGCCTTTAATGGTTCAATGGACGGAGACGTTGATAGTATTACACCAGACGAAGCATTCGGGGCGATAGCAAGAAGGTGGGAATTTCTTCTACCAGACATCTGTCCGTCTGGATACGACCCACGCTCTTGTGCCAACAACTCAGTTTCTGCAACTGCCTCAGATTTAATTCTGGAGAACACAACACTATTGATTTCTCTTGCCGCTTCGGATTCCCATGCGACACCATGACGTTGTAACAAAGAATGGAATCCCATTGCTCCAAGTCCGATAGACCTCTCTCGGTATGCAGAGAACTTAGCACGTTCGATTGAGTCGGGTGCGTTTTCAATAAAGTATTCGAGGACGTTATCCAACATGCGGATAAGATCCCGAACAATAGTAGTGTCTTTCCACTCATCATAATACTCCAA